GAGGGAAGAGGAGGTGGGGAGCAGCGAACGATTACTGGAGATATTGTCTTTAAGATCGTTACCCCCCCTCATCATTTTTATTTTTTTTTCTATACTCCCATCCCTCTTTTCCACTCTTACTGTTATGGCATGGTGTGCAAAGGCTTTGCAAGTTACTTAAATCTGTTTTATGGCCACCCATATTAATAGGCTTAATATGATCCACCACTTCTCCAGCTGTTGTTTTACCTCTCCTCTTACACGCTTCGCATAATGGATTCATTTGTATATAATAATTCCTTAAGCTTCTCCATTGCTTACTATGGTAAAAGCTGCTATTAGGATTTAACCTTGCTTGCTGCTCTTTCTTTGGCTGCCAAGGCCTACGTTTGCTGTCTGGTAGTTTAGGCATTAAGTTCTGTTATTAAAAAATAATATTCTGTATCCTCTTCCAATATATATTCCAGATTCTTATGGTAACATAATAACTGATCCTTCTCTCTGCTCTCCCATTTCTCATGGCATCCTTTACGCTCTCCCATTGATAAGCAAAGATATTGAATGTTATCTTTAATGCATACTAAATCTCCTCTTCTGCTTCTTGGTATTATATGGCTATGGCTTAATGGCACATCACTTTTACCGCATCCCTCACAATATGCTGCTCTTTCTTGAGCTATCTCTTTATATACTTTATTTAACTTTCTTTTTATTTCTTTCTGTTTACTGCTTATCTTTTTCATAATGATATTAATATTAATAGAATCATTATTAGAATCAATAGCATTGGATATAAGTTTGTTGTTCTCTTCATATAATTCTGGTTCTCTCTTTACTTAAATACTCATCAATAACACTTATAGTTTCCTTATATCCTCTTGTTACCATTGCACAGTATCCTCTCTCATTCATAGCTTCTATCCATTCTTTCTGGGCTTTAGTAGGATATGCTTTTTCTTTTAGCTCTAACATTAAAGCAAAGTAACCGCCTCTGGCTTCATATATGTCTAAATCATTCTTCCCTCTTACATATCCATTTCTTACTATTTTTGCTCTTTGTACTCTACTGCTTATATAAGCTCCAGCTATAGATGAGCAATACTTTACATTAGGATGATATTCTTTTAAATACCTTACTACTTTTGATTGTAATATATCCTCACTCATTTGGTAAATTTATACTGAAGTTTTTAGCTGCCCATATTATAACCTCATCTACTAACTTCTTAAATTCTTTCTTTGTTAATTGTGCAGTTGATTTAAGATATTCTACTTGTACTCCATCTTCATATCTTTCTCTCTTTAGGAATTTTAATTTGCATATATCATGCATCTCATTTTTGGAATAACCTAAAGTATCTCCCATTATTTCCATATACTTCCACCAAAGCTTATTCTGCTTATTAGTTCGGTAATCTCTATTAATCTTTATTTCAAAGACAATATCTTTCCCCTCAAGGCTTACTAAATCCTCTACGAATCTCGCCTCATCTAAAAAATCAATCTTTAGATTCTTTATGCTCCCATAGTGTTTCATGTACTGCAAATTGTAAAGCTATTACTAACATTAAAATTAATATTATAACTGTTATTGGTAAAACTAATATAGATACAAATATTTTAACTAAATCTATTGTGTTCATGTATTTTTAAATATATCTCTCCAATAATTTCTTTCCCTTTCAAGTTTGCTGCATTTCAAGTTATACAATAATAGTAAAATTATTAATATGATTATTATGGATGTTAAAAACATTTATCAAAAAGCTTTTGTTAATATGTCTATTATCTCTCTGTCTGTGTAAGTGGGCCTTGATCCATTATATTCTTTTGGATTGAATAAGCTCTTAATTTCTATTATCTCATGCTTATCATTGTAATATATAATCCATTTTCTTGGCACTCCCCACTTATCCTTAACTCCCATTGTTTTTTTTATTATACCTATTGTGTTCATGATCTCTTTATTTTCTCTAATTCAAATTCTAAATGAGCTATTGCTTTTGTAATACATTCTATTGGAGTTTTATGTTTTCTTTCTGCTCTTAATAAATAAGTTACAGCAGTGCCTATGTTATATGATAATTCAAAATCTTCTACAACTTTCCTGGCTTCGTATTTATGATACTTGCCAATATAATATTCTGGTATCCTTTTATCTTTCATCTTCCATTTCTTTAGTACAGAAATAAGCTTCTGTAATGCATATTATTATTACTATTGAATATATTACTAAAATTGTTTTCATATCTTATATGTAATTTTTGGGGGAATCAGTTGTATAATAAATCTCCCTATTCTAAATTTAAACATTATTAATAGCACTTAATAATACTTCTATACATAAATTTGGGGGAATCTTACTCCTTTCATAATTTCCTTTTAATTTTTGAGTACCACCAGTTTGAGTTCCTCGTGGAGATGCATCATGATGGCAATGCCTATCAATTACAATACCTTTTGGATCACTACTATAATCATATTTAAAAGGCTTACATAATGGCTGCGGCTTCCAATTATAATTATTAGTCCATATATCAGTAGGCTTCATTCTTTTATCTCCATATTTACAGTACGATACTGTATGTCTTACACATTTCATATTATTCCATTGAGGAGCTTTTCTCATCTTCCCTCTTGGATTCTCTACATACCAAATAAGGTTAGGATTTAATTTAAGATATTCTTTTATTAATTCCATTGTCTTTAACATTATTTCTATACCTAATCTTGCTGAATCACTTTTAGGAGTAAAAATTTCTCCTTTTACCCAGTTTCTACCAATGCAAGCAACACTAAAGCCAGTACAAGGTGGAGATGCCCATATAATATCTGGAATAAATTTTTTATTAATTGTAAAATCTCTAATATCTCCAATCCAATTTGTATTAGGAAAGCTTTGATTGTCAATTGAAAAAACTTCCATAGCCATTTTTTCGCCTATCTTTCCTACAGATCTTGATCCACTAAATAACTCCAATAATTTCATTTTAATAATTTTTGATTGCTTAATAAAGCTCTTGTTTTACTATCTATTAAATGAGTTGCTCCATTTTGCTCATTGTACCATCCTTCCCAAATCATCTTTTTAATTCTATAGAGCCATTTATTCATAGTTTTAGCACATAGATGAAATTCATCAGAATCTAATATACCATCTTCAAAAGCTTGCTCTACAGCTTGCCAGCTTAAATTAGAATATCTTTTAGTAAGTATTTGGCTTAATCTTTGAGCTAATACCCATTTCTCATTAGCTGGCTTTACTTGCCCAAGATCAACTAAAGTCTTTCCTATTAAGTGTAAGCATTTCTGATCCAGCTCCTTTTCATTAATATTACTTATCATTTTGTTTTACTATATTTTTTAGTTAATAATTCCTCTGCTTCTTTTTGACTTTGTAAATGCATATCTATTTTAGAATATTTTTTTCTTTCTTTTGCATTAAATCCTATATTCCAATTCTTATTGTTATTCTGCCATCTTTTAATCCTTAAATTCAAATCCCATGTTTTTTCTAACTCCCATCTCATATATGTTTTTGATTTATTAGGCTCTGTCCAGTAGGATAAGAAATTATTAGCCTCTTCAACACTCATACCAATCTCTGCACTTATTTCACTTACTTCAGTTCCAAATTTCATTTTTCTAAATTCAAGCATATTATTATAGTTATTTTTGTTAATTCTTTCTTTTGTTACTTCTTTACTTATTTGTAGGCTGTTATCCTTTTTTGGTTTTACCGAAGTCGGTTTTGCTGCTTGCGGTTGCTCAAATACAAAATAATCATATCCCAAGAATTTTCCCTTATCTCTTATTTGTTGTCTTTCAATATATCCAGCTGCTATTAATTCATTAAAAATATTTCTAATTGCTGTTCTACCTTCTTTTGAGCAAGCTACTATTCCATTAATACTTAAATTCCAATCATTAGGTAAACTTAATAGATAGCCCATTAATCCTTTTGCCTTTAAGCTGATCCCTTTATTCTTAAAGAGCTGGTTGCTTATTGTAGTGTAATTTTTGTTTTTTATTACTCTTATTACTTCCATTATTCAAATATTGATAATTGGCCAACTCCACCAAACATAATTGTCTGCCTTTCTAATGCATTTAATACCTTTACTTGGCTTGCAATCCTTTGTTTAAGGCTAATTAGACAGCCCTCAAGCTCTTCTAATGTATTTGCAGTATAGTACCCTTTACCACAACTACAAAGGCCGTTATGTAAATTATTGATTCTTATATAATTAATAATCTTTCTTAATCTTGGGCCTTTTAGATTCATTTTTTTGCAAATAAGAGAACCAGATACTGCCATATCCTTTCCAGTTCTTAATGACAATCCCTTAATTAATAATGGTACTTTATTTAGCTCATCTTCTGTAAGCTCATAAGTAATATCCTCAAAATCATTTATCATAATTAAAATGGAGTTTCATCATTATTAGTATTTGATTCAGTTGATTCAGTAGGTAGAATTGAATGAGAGCCAGTAACATTTGTATAGTATCTACCATTCCATTCTCTACTTTTAATTGTTATTTCAAATTCATAAGGCTGGCCAACATTTAGCTCATAAGCTCCTTTTGGTATCCAATCATTAAAAAACTCTATGACAAGTTCATCTCTAAAATCATTATTCAATTGAGTTACCAATACTCTTTGCTTTTTCCAATCCTTTCCAGCTTTTGTTGATCCTTGTTCTATTTCAAAAATTTCTTTTACTCTTGCTAATATTTTCATATAATTTATTTTTTAAGTTAGTATTTAAATCTCTAATTTCCATATTTAAGTAATCTGCTTGCTTTCTTTTTATTTTTAATAATGTATCTAATACATCAAAATCATTAGCCAAAACTAAAAATTTATTATATTTATTTCTTAATGGCTTCTCAATTTTTAATAAATCTTCCAGCTTTTTACATTGATACATAGCAGTAGAATGGTGTAGACCTTTTATATAATCTTTGAGTCTATTATAAGGAATCTTTAACTCTACATTTAAATAGTAAATAAAAAATCTTCTGGCTTCAATTACTTCTTTTTTTCTATTTGTGTTATTTTCTAAATAACATAGTTCAACATCAAAAAGTTCTAATAATACTTCTTTTGCCTTTCTTATTCTATCGTATTTAAATAGCTCTTTAGTTCTATTATCCATATTTTATTTTTTTTGATAATTAATTTCATCCTCTCCTAATACATTAGTGTAATGCATAGTCTTTATAATAACTCTGGCTAAAGCTCTTTTCTCTGCTATCTCCATTTTAAATGATTGTCTGCAATTGTCTTTAGTAGCTGATCCAAAAGTTTCCATTTTAGGTATCCACTCATCCCCTTCTCTAATTAAGCTGGTAGCTTTTACTATACAATTATCAAGCTCTGCTTTTATCACTTCAAAAGAAACAGAAATTGAATGCTTATACTGAATTTTTTCAATACCTGATCTTGTAATGCAAGTAAATCCTCTGGGATCACTAAATACATCTTTTTCAGTTAAATTATTATCCTTGTAGATTTTGTTCATTATATCTTTCATTTCTATTTATTTCTTTTTGAGTTCTTATTAAGTGAGTTATAGTTTTTCTTATTTCTACTCCAGAATTATAATGGTGTTCAGATTCGTTCTGCCAATATACAGAGCTATCATTAAGATTCTCTTGAGAAAAATTAATATATTTAGTAAAAAGATTTTCATGATATGATGCTAATGAGTTTAAATTATCCATTACTAATTTTGAGCTAAAGCTATCTATTCCTTTATAATTAGCTTGTAAGTCTACTTTTGTGGAAATGTCTTTAGCTTCTTTTTCTAACTGTAATACTTCTGCTTGAAGTTCTTTTATTGTTTTCATTGTTTTAGTTTTTAGTTATTAAAATAATTTAATTATTTGTTTATTGTTTTGTTGTTTCCAAACCCCGTTCCCATCTAATAAAAATATGTTGTTAAATTTGTCTATTCCTATCAGTGTGTTTTTTACTTTTTTAATTGTTTTCATTTTTTTAGTTTTTTAGTTAATAATTATAGGACAAATATACAATAAATTTTTAACAATTGCTAAAAACTATTATAAAATTATGTAACCTTATTAACAGACTTATTAACAAAAAGAAAGCCACCTATAATAGATGGCTATCCCCTAAAACAAAAACAAAGTTGAAAGCCATTTGGAGAGCGGCTTACTCTATTTTATTAACTGATGCAATAATACTAAAAATAATGAACTAACCTCGCTACTTGTCCAGAATCTTTTTCATGCACAAATCCTTCTACAGCAGCTTGACTACAAAATCCTTTCCGATGATGCCAACTGTCTGAAGAAGATGGGCTTCTCATATATTCAACTGTTACTCCAATATAATCTTTAGCATCTAACCATTTATGCTTAACTTTATGATGTATATGGTGCAAATACCAGTATCTGTATTTAGTTTCTGCCCATAGTTTTGGCTGTTCTTGAGCCATTAATAATGGTAGATTAATCATTTTAGCTCCATCTCCATGCTCTAAACCTATTAAGCTATTTCCGTATTTATAATACTTTCTATGGCTTACACCAGCATCTATCTTGATCTCTGGGCAATTTCTAAACCAAGCTTTTAAGCTATGAGCTAAATGGAATCCGCTTTGATAATCATGATTGCTCATTGAATGGATCACATCAACTGGAGCTAATTCTCTTAATATCTCAATACATTTTACATATAGCTGTAAAGCTATCTCATAATGCTCCCACCATTTACCATCTGTATCTTGATAAGTTCCTTTAGTAGTGCTTCCATAAACATTGTCAATATGCAATACATCATTCCCAATGCAAAATAATACTCTATCTATACTAAACCCCTTGGCTTTATCAATAAGCCCTAAAACGCCCTCTATTACTCTTTTAAAAGCAATATCACTATTATAGTTTTCTCCAGTTTCTCTTTCAGCTGCATACTTCCCTATATGAATATCAGCTGGATTGATAACTAATAAGCATTCTCCTTTCTTATATATAACTTCTGGATATTCTGGAGCATAATCTCTTATAAGATTTTGTACACCATCAAATATTTTACTTTTATCAATATTATCTTTTGTAACTATAGAAAATCTATAATCTCCATTAGCAGACTGCCAATGCTTAACACTAATAATATCATCTTTATTTATACCTCTTTCATTAATGTGTAAATCTAAAGCAGTATTACTATTAATATTGTCAAGAGGTGTTGCTCTATGCTGATATATTATTTCCTCTTCCTCTTTAGTTAAGCGTAATCTTTTACCATATTTTTTTGCCATGTAGTAAAATTAGAAAATTTAAATCCTTATATTCCAAGTGGGGATTTATACTTACTAACTACTTCTTGTTTATATCTGCAACTGACTGACCTAATACAAGGGCCATAACGCTATACACAAGACTTTTTGCAGTTTCAGGATCAATATTTAAAGTATCACTTAATAAAGATATTAAAAGAGCAGCTATTGTATAAATTGCTTTTTTACTACCTAAAATTTTCTTTAATGTTTGTGTTATAATCCAATTTTTCATTGTTATCGGTTTTTAATTATTAATTCTATTTCCTCAAAACTTCCTAAATCGTACATCAATTTGTAAAATGCTTTTCTACTATCTCCAACAAAATTTAAAGCTCTTGTATTTCCTATTAAAATACATCCTTTTGAATTTTTTGGATAGTTTCCAATATGCATTAATATCATTTCTCTATTTGGTACATCTAAAATATGTAGATGCTCATACTTATATTTACTCTTTTCAGTATGTCTTTTTTTTACTTCATATACTCCTTTAGGAATGCAAGATACTCTTTTTTTGTTATCATTCCACGCCAGTTCCAATGTATGGCCATAAAATTCAGAGTTAAAATAAAGCTTTCCAAGAACAGATTTATCAGTAAATTGATCTCTTATAAGTAATAAGTTAGCTTTATCTGCCTTGCCCTCTATATTTCTTTTTTTTGCCATTACCATATTTATTAATTCCAGTAGAACTTTTACTATGTCTATTAGGCCTTTTTTTATTTTTTTCATTTCTAAAGCTAAATACTTTTACTTTAGCCATCGTTCCACTCTTTTACAACTTTTACTATTCTTACTAATGTAAATATTAAAGTACCTACTAAAATTAATGTTCTTAATACTGCATCTATATTAGTTAAGCTTATTCCAATTCCAGTTGCATTAATAGCCATTAACTCCATTGTATCTTTTATGTATTGTTGATTCATCTCTCTTCTATTCTATTTCTTCATTCCATTCTGATCCATTTAAAATATCTAAAATTTCATTATGATTATATATTGTTTTACCTTCTAAAAAAGATGGAGTTTCTCCTTCAAATTTTACAAAGGTTTTAGAATCATCTATTGAATATCTTAAAGTATTTTCTGATGTTTCATTTACTTGTGAAAAATCAATGCTGCTTATGTCAGAAGCATCTATTATTATATATTTTTTATTTTCGTGACTCATTATTTATTATTTTCTTCATCTTCTAATCTATGCATTTCAATATGATATTCTTTTAATTCTCTTCTTGTATTAAAAATGAATCCATCAGTTTCAATAGCTTTCCAATGTAAACTGATTAAAATGTTATTTTTTTCTTGTTCAGAATATCTTGTATTATTTTCAAATCCAATAATATTATCTGCTTCTATAAGAGCATTTACTTCATCTAAACAAATTCTGATAACTTCCATTTCTTCTGTAACATTTTCTTTTTTTATTATTATATATTCCATTTTTAAGGTGTATTAGTAGATAATAAATTAGCATTATTTACATTGTTTCCAATAGAAATGTCATGCCCTTTTTCTCCAGTAATTAAATCTCCAGTTCCATCATATACATCATTATCAAATTTCCACCAGTCTACATTATCAGTATATGAAGATAGAGCAGATAAGTCTGGAGCAGTACCGCTACCATAAAGAGCAGCTACATCTGAATCTGATAAAACTCCATCATATATAGCTACATTGTCAATAAATCCTACATAATTAACTACATTCCATCCACCAGAAGTACCACTCCATATAGATGTTTCTATAGCTGTATTAGTTGCAACTGATTTATTAGCTCCATTTACATATCCAGTAAATTTACCAGTATTAGTATCAACAGAAAAGCAGTAATGATACCAAGTACCAGTATTTTGAGTAATCCACACATAGTTGCTCTGCCAACTTGTAGCAGCAGTTTTATGTACAAATCTAACGTAAGAGCTTCTTACTTCTATTTGTATTTTGTTAGAATAATCTCTTGTTACCCAATCATCTCTATATCTTGAAAGGCTATCATTATTCATCCATACGGAAAAAGTAAAACTACCAGCAGTACCATTTGTAAAATCAGTTGCAGCCAATTGAGGACTCATAGAAGAATAAGATATTTGTTTTTGATTCCCAGATAGATTATCATTAAAAGAATAATTAGTAGCAGCAGCTGGTTGTGAAGTATCTGCAATTACTACATTAGCTGCTAAACTTTGAGATGTAAGAGTCATAGTTTCAACTCCTTCGGTTGTCGCATCTGCAACTACATTAATTGTTAAGCTTGCAGCATTACTACTAATACTAAAATTACCAGTTAAGCTTTGTGAAATATCTCCAGCTGCAATACCACTTATTGTATATGGAATATTAGTACTATCTGCTACATTAAAGGTATGCATATTATATACTACAGAATTACCCTCATCAACATTAGTAGCACTTGCACTTAAATGATATAAAGAATCTGATGCAGTTATTTCAGTTCCTATTAGTAAAAGCTTTAAACCGCTTCCAGCTGTTGAACTTCCTACTTGATCTACATCAACTGTAATCTCATCATCATTAGATAAGAAAGGATTTTTTAAACTATAAGAAGTGTCTGATAATGTTGAAGATTCTTCTGTAACATCTATATTTATTTTAGTATTTAAGATAGATGTACCATTTTGATTTATATCTACTAATATATTACTCCCTACTGGAGCTGTATTTACACTTGCTCTAACATCTGATAAATTAAAGTTATAAGGTAATCTAAAAGTCTTTTTAGCTGCTCCAGTTGTTAAATCTCCTGTTTCAGCTGATACATCAATTAAGATTGTTTGCTTTGGATTTCCAGCACTTACATCTAATGTTACTCCTCCTATTTTATTTATTCCCATAATTAACTCAATTCTACCCAGATATTATCTGGATTAAACCATATTAAACCACTTGAGCTATTTAAGCAGTAGCCCATAATTCTAACTATTTCTCCTCCTGATGTTGGAATAGTACTTGTTATTTGACCAGCTGTAGGAGATAAATACAAAACATCTGCAATAGTTCCAGGATCATGATTTAAAGTTACTATTCCTTTTAATAATATACCATCTGTTACTCCAGTTCCTAATGCAATACCTAATAATCCATTTGCTGTACCTACAGCACTTGCATCAGCTTGAGTCCAAGTATTATCGCTTTTATATGTGTATAATGTACCCTTTGTTAAAGTTTCAGATGTTCCAAAATAAATTATATTTCTATTTTGATATTGCTGGATCAAGTTTTTAAAATCTATACTTATTAATGCTCCTGGAGCTATTTCATTTTCTATAGAGAATGCATCAACACTTAATGAAGTATCTCCGCTTGTTTGATTTGCATTTAATGTTAATAAGTGAACATTTCCAGAATTACTATCTACTAAACTTACTCTATCATTTATTGATAGTAGTGTTTCTCCAATATCTTCTATTGGTACAGATGTAATTCTTTCAGTTATTATTATACCGCCTATATTTAATGTAGTAGATGGCTCTACAGAACTAACATCTGCGACAATATCTCCAGAAGCCATATTAGTCATTGTACCGCTATTACTATTTGTACTTGCATCTGGTATTGTAGGATAGGTAGCATCATCTCCCATTCTCCACCACCCTATTAATGAAGATGTACTACTATAGCTACCTACATTGCTTAATAAATCAGTTGGATTTCCTAAATTCCTAATAGAAGATATTGCAGTAGCTGATAATGCTGTATCCCATAATGCTACCTCATCTATATTTCCAAGCCAATAAGATGTAGATGATTCTGTATATCTTCCAATATGAACTGTATCTATTGTACCAGTAAATGTTCCGCTCATTGTACCAGTAGATACTTCAGTTCCATCTAAATATCCTTTTAAGTCATTAGTACTCCACGATAGAGCTATATGATGCCAATTGCCATCTCCCTCAATTGAAGTGGAATAATTAATAACATTATTAGTACCCCCTCTTGTAAAAGTCCATCTTAATGTACTATCACTATTCTTATACCATACTCTTATATGATTATTAGCATCAACTGCTGCCATAAATATAGTACAACTTACTCCAATTGTATCTAATTTAACCCATGCTGATACAGTACCAGTAGTTGTATTTATAGTTGTATCTACACCACTTATATCTACATAATCATCAGAGCCATCAAAATCTAAACTTTTTGTATTAGTAAGATTACTTTTCTTTGCAATTAATTGTATTGTTGTAGAAGTTTCTGGTATTATATTTTGATTATAATCTCCATCTGCCATTACAGTAATTCCAGAAGTTGCTCCCAGTTTTACATATACACCGCCAGAAGTATATTCAGATACTGCAAATCTTACATTATATTGTTTACCTAATGTTACAGTAGATGCAGTACTTAAAGCACCAGCTCCAGTTGTTACACTGGCAAATTTTAACTTACTATCAGCTATTGTTACATTAGTTCCTTTAGTCCAATCACTATCAGTTGTAAATTGCCCATTAGTTAAAATATCAGTTGCAGCTAAATAAGAGCTTGTAGTTGTTATTGCTAATGGATTTGCTAATTTTTGAGATATATTCCCACTACCGCCACCAATCACATTCATAGGTAGAGCAGTTGGCTCTGGAGTATTTTTACCATATATATCAGTAGAAGTAGTTGTTATAGTTGGAGTTCCTACTCCAATATTAAACCATTCTCCATCCCAAGTATCATTACCAGTTGTAAATGTACCCCTTAAAAACACATAGCTTTTACC